TATGAACAAGGTCATGTAAGTTTCATAGACAATATTAATATGAATGGTACAAGCATACAAATCACAACTAACTCAGCGTTAGATTAAACAGGAGAATAATATGCCAAGACATGAACACATACATGATAAGGAAGATATGGTTAAGTTTACTAAAGATTATTTGGTAGATGAAATACATAGACTGCAAAGAAAATGTCAGCGTTATGAACAAAGATTAGAATACATTTGGAATGACGATACAATTTTAAATCTACAAAAAAGAATTGAGGAATTTGAAAGGAAAGAACTCAAAGCTAAGTTGCAAATAATAAATAAAGACTCACCAAGTATTCGTCTATTAAAAGAATTAAAACAGAAAGGTATTGCATATGGAACTGTTGCTAAGAAATTGAAGATTGATAAATCAACAATGTCTAGGTGGGTAAAAGGTAGAGAGCCAATACCAAGAGGAAGAATACACGAAATTGGTGAACTGTATTTAGAACTTAGTGTATAATAGTTATTTTATAAACAGTCATAGGAGGATAATATGGCAGAGTACGACAACACAAACAGAGGTAGTATTTGGAGAAACCCAAAGCGTGAATCAGATAGACATCCACATCTAACTGGTACTGCTAATGTAGATGGTACTGAATACTGGGTATCAGCCTGGGCAAAAGATAAGGGGGGCAATCCTAAAGCACCCGAACTTACCTTTAGCTTTAAGGCAAAAGATAATCAGCCAGTAACAGAAGTACCAACTGCAACTACTCATGCAGATGAAGATGATTTGCCATGGTAGGTAAGGTTGGCAGACCACCTAAAACCCGTAAGGCAAGAGGTAAAGCCATACGGGTTTACACACTTAATGATGGAACAGAGTGGACTGTGATATCAGCAACAAAAACAATTAATAAAAGATGGAAAGTAGATGCAACAACACACATGGTTAGAGCAAGACTTAACAAGTCAGATAACCCCGAAGTTGTATTTGCTAAACCAACTCAAACAAAACCAAGAACTATATTAACTACAAAGGAAGAAGATATCGCTAGACAGATGATGAACTTAGCTTTGAAAAACATATGAATAAAAAACTTAAAAGGTTAATGTGGCACTTACAACGAACAGGAGTTTATGAAATGGAATATACATGCCCTAGTTGTGGACACACACACGAGTTAGAGTCAACACCAAGTAAAAAAGCAAAGCCAACAGAACAAGAAAGAGAAATGTTTGAAACATTTAGAATTAAATACAGAGGTAAAAAGCGTGGACTTGATACTGAACTGAACAACCTAATGAAACATAAAGACTGGCAAAAAGTAATCAAAGAACTTTATGCCAACACATACTATAAAGGTGAGGACATCAGATACATTCCACACTTACAAACTTTTATTAATCAAAGAAGATGGGAGATGTTTGCAGACGAACCAGTCAAACAGACTAACCCTTATGGACAACAACACAATTGGAGAACATCATGAGAAGCAAAAAACTATATGTCAATGGTAAAAAAATAAATGAAGATAATTGGGAAATTGAATTTTTCCATGATGCAAAAATAGAAGATTATGATGAAGAATTTAGAGATGATATGGAATATATCACAGATGAATTCGGACAGATACAAGGCGTAGGTTGGGAGGTTTGATATGAAAAATTCTATAGACGCACAACGACAAGTTATAGGTGGCATCTTGCTAGATGAATCAGTCTTATCACAGGTGCTATCAACTGGCATAAGTCCTAAAGACTTCGCTCCTACTTATGAAATTATATTTAATTACATTTTAGAAATGCGAGATGAGGGCGAACACATTGACGCACTACATCTAAGAAACTGGATAGACTTACAAGGAAACCATAGCGGTGACTGGACAGGTTTTCCATATCTATGTACTATGATGGAGGAGTGTGTTGGTGTAGCAAACATAGTTAGTTATGCTAATCATATTCGTAACACTAGAATAGAAAATGAGATTGATGAACTAAAAGTCGGCATCAACTATGACAACTATCAAACAACAGTTGACGAAATTCATAAGCTAGAAGTGTTAAAGGCAGATGATGAAGAGGGTTCAATGGTCAATGTAATTAGTAAGACAGTTGATTACATACAAGACATGCACACAAATGGTACTGGATTGTCTACTGGATTCCAATCTATTGATAGTCTTTTGGGAGGCATGAGAGGGGGTACACTAACTGTTCTTGCGGGTAGACCAAGCATGGGTAAGAGTACACTTGCACTCAACATAGCAGACAACATATCTAAAACCAAAAATGTTTTGTTCTACTCATTAGAAATGCAACAAGTACAGTTGATGATGAAGATGGTAGCTTGTGAAACAGAAATTAATCTAAACAAAGTAGACAAGAATCAACTATCAGAGTCAGAGAACACAAGATTCTATGATGCACTAGCTAAGTCTAATGAAAAAAACATGACAATATTAGACAAAGGAAACATAACAGTAAATGATGTAGTGTCTAAAGCTAGACAAATGAATGGTCAAACAGGATTGGACTGTATTGTAATTGACTACCTACAGATTATGAAATACGACAAAGGCAGAGAGATATCAGAACTAGGTAACATAACTAGAGAACTAAAATATCTGTCTAAGGAACTAGACATACCCATAATTCTACTATCACAATTGAGTAGGGGGGTAGAGCAGAGGGAAAACAAACGCCCTCTAATGAGTGATTTACGCTCGAGTGGTGAAATTGAGCAAGATGCAGACTGTATCATAATGGTATATCGTGATGAATATTACAACAAGGAAGAGTCAGATGATAAAGGTTTAGCTGAAATTATTGTTGCCAAGAATAGAATGGGGCAGATTGGTTGGGTTAAATGTAGATTTCAAGGCGAGTATTCTAAGTTTTCAGACGAGGAGATAAACATTTATGACAAGTAAAATAACAAAATCAGCAAGGGGTATGCCTTGCCAAGTTAGATTAGAGGGGTGTATGCCCGAAAATGAAACAGTTGTTTATGCTCACATGAACGGAGGAGGCATGGGAACTAAGGTATCAGACTTATTTGGTATGTATGCCTGTGCTAGTTGTCATGATATTATAGATGGCAGACGACAGTTAGACCCGCCACTTGAAAGAGAGTGGCTTGAGTTACAGGTAGCACGAGCAGTATTTAAAACACAAAAATTATTGTTGCGTAATAACCTAATTAAGTTATAATACTTCTCGGGCATAGTTTGTTTTACACTTCATTTAGTGCTTCCAACTTTGAAGTCTATGCCCTTTTTAAATAACAGGAGTAAGATATGAAAGAAATGATTGAACAAGTACTAGCTAACAAAAGCCTTACAGTATTTCTAGGTATCGTAATTGTTGCTTTGCTACTCGGTTGGGTTGGTGGCTAAGAATATAGTACACGACAACATAACTAATCCCTCGCATTATACGAAAGGCGAGATAGAGCCTATCGACTTTATCATTGCCCAAGACATGAACTTTTGTATTGGCAACGCAGTTAAGTATCTTGCGAGGTATCGTTGGAAACATGAGGGCGAGGGTCAAATCCAAGACCTCAGAAAAGCTATGCAAAACATTCAAAAGCAAATTGACAGTATGCTATAATGATTAGTAGAACTATTCAAAAAGACAAACCTAAAGAGGCAGTTTTTAAAAGTCTAGTCCAAGATTACTTCCTTGAAAACCCATCCACTAATGAAGCAGTAGTAACCATTCAAAAGTCTAAGCGTTCAGACGCTCAGAATAGGTTATACTGGTATTGGGTTGACATCCTATCAAAGGAAGTTGGCTACTCCAAAAATGAAATGCACTTAGTGTTAGCAGATAAATTCCTACCTAAGATTGAATTCACTACTAAGAGTGGTAAACAAATTTCTCAAATACCATCAACACGAGAGTTAAACATTGAGGAGTTTATAGATTACATTTGCGAGATTGAAATGTTTTCGGGTGAGTGGGGCATCAAGTTACCCCATAACCAAGATTATAAGATAGCAGTTTACAATGAGTATACATCAGCATGAAGCAACTATAGATGAAATAAGAACTAACATCCAAGACGCTTTAGAAGTAGCAAGAGAACAAGACGAGCCAAGAGATATGGAAATTAGATTTCTATTGTCGATAGCAATTGAAAGGCTAGAGTCTTTAAGATATGATTTGTACTCAGAGATTTAACATAAATCCTGTACCTGCTAGTCGACCAAGAGTAAGTCGTTGGTCTACTTATTATCCCAAGAAGTACACTAAATTTAAGAAAGACATGGAAGCACTAACAAGTAAGATGGAAACAACTCCCTCTGAAAAGCTAGTTAGTGTTGAGTTAGAGTTTGGAATTATGATACCAAAGTCATGGTCTAAAAAGAAAAGAGAAGAGTTAAACAATACATACTGTAGTAACAATTCAGACATTGATAACTACATCAAAGCAATCTTAGATTCTTTAAATGGTATTGTTTATATAGATGACAAGCAAGTAGTAGAGTTATTCGCAAAAAAAATCTATAGCGAAGAAGGTTACATACTTTATAAACATAAGGAGATTTATGGAAATATCGAGGGTAGAACTATGTGAGGCTTTAGCAACAGATTATGCTTACAGGGCATCAGTACTAAGTCTGAAGTTTGAAGAGGCTTATAACAAGTATCTGAAGAGATGTGAGATAAGAAGTTATGATAATCTGTTACAGCAATTCCAACATGGTAATCTTATGAACAGCAAATCTAAACCTCAAATCAAACTTAAATCCAACGAATACATTATATCTGCGCCATCAGATGATGACTGCGAAGATGGTGTATGTAAACTATAAATACTTTAAATAGATTCTCTATACTGTTATATAATACGCATTATTTAATTGAGAAAAGTAATGAACGAAGCAACAGAACAGATTAATATCAAAATTAACAAAAGAGATTTAAAGTTTATAGACGCTAAAGCAGAAAGATATGGTATCAGTCGCTCGTCATTACTTAAATTGATGGCTCTTAATGGGGAGTTATCAGTATCAAACTTAGATAGAGAAAAACTTAGATTACCAGTAACTTAATTTAGGAGGGGTAATCCTTACAATGAGTACATCATTGAGCACTATGACTCCCTCCATCTTTCATGAGGTTATAGTGCAAAAGTTAAAACTACAGTTGGTGTGGGTATGTACAATCAACAAGGCGAGGGTTCGCATAGACTCCTTTTGAGCAAGTTTGCCTGTACTTGTGCCAAAGAACAGGCTTTAATCGTACTTCTTAGACCTTTGGAGTCTTTCATTATAGGAAGGGTGTTGTCTAGTAAACAGTCCAGTAAATCCATCTAAAGGATTACCACGCATCCAATCGGGGAGCCAAGTTTCTTCATCCTCTGAACCTTTAAATCTTTCATACCATCTACCAAAGACATCTGATTTATCAGCAAGACTACCATCATCAAATGCTTTTCGTATTTTCTTTTGATTACCCGCACCTATTACATGAGGTGGGTTCTTATCATAAATATTAGCGTATACAAAGTTAGCCTGAGCATCAGCACTATCTTCCTGATTAGTATCTTCTAAATAATCGAGGTAAGATGTAAGATGTCCACCAGTAAACTGGAATAAACCATAGCCTTTGTTCTCTCTAGTAGTATCTTCTACTTGTGTAAAGTCAAAAGTACCACCAGTTTCTACATCTATGTTACCAAGTAAGGCAGGTATTTCATCTTCCTCAAACCCTGCCCTAAGTAGCGAACCTCTTATATCTTCTGGAGTCATACTAGCCAAAGAGTTTTTTAACATCAGCAGACATAGAAGGAGTAGATAAATCTTCAAACTCTTCTTTATCTTCTTCCTTAATTTTTTCATACTTCTGCTCTTCTGGATTCCATATCATAGTTGGCTCATCTGGAACAAATGCAGGTTTTTGACCATACATTTCCATAGCTTTATTATACCCTTCTTGTGTTTTCCAAAAATCATCCTTCTCGTCAACACTCATATTGCCACCTTCGTCAGCTTTAAAACCATTAGTTTTTTCAGAAGGTTCTACTTCTTCACCTTTGGCTCTACCGCCACCCATTTCTAAATCACCACCCATTGATGAAGGTATTGTTTCTACAGGCTCAACTCCTGTAAACCTTCTACGACTAGACTCTGCATCTGTTCTCTGGTCTTTGTCAATAACTCTTTCATCCATTTCTTCTTTGCTTACTGTAATAGGTACTTCAAGACCTGCTGCTTCTTTAAAATTCATTGGAGCACCATCTACATTTTCTGCTACAAAGTTACCATCAGCATCTCTGTTACCAGTAAGCCCTCTGTCAGAAGAAGCTGCTGCTTTAAAATTCATAGCTTTTCCTGTTTCTGTTTCAGCTTTTTCTGCTTGCTCGTCAGCTTGTATTTGTTTAATTTCAGCCTTTGCTGATTCAATCATAGCTTGTAACTCTGCTATTCTTTCTGCTCTTTTTACCATTTTAATTCTCCTAATTAATATTTACGACCATATACTGGGAAACCTACACTTCCAAACATTGTTTGTTTTACAACATCACCAACTGTATAGTTATCTTCATCATTTTGTATTGCACTTTTAGCCTTACTTAAAGATATTGGTGTGCCTTTTCCTAACATCCACCAAATCATTTCTTTTGGATTTCCTCTATCTAATTGTGGGCCGATTAGTACACCATTTTTCATAGATATGTATTGTTTACCAAGCAAAAGTTCAGCACCTATTTTTGGTAATGATGAAGTTTTATTCATAAATGTTTGGCCGGGGTGCATTAACCAGTGCATTGGTTCTGCAATCTGTTTAGACACAACCATTTCTTCACCTGTTCCTAATGGCAACCTACCTGTAAGCCAAAAGTTTTGTAAATCAAATTCTTCACCAGAGTCATTTAACCATTCGTGCATCAAATAAGCTACTGCTGATGTTGCAACTACACCACGAGTCAGATAACCCATATAGTTATTCCACTCTGCCATTTCTCTAGCGGTTAATTTTTGTCCTTTTTGTATTTTTCCTAACAAATCTTTTGTCATACCTAAACCTCTAAATCCAATCCTAAGATTTGATATTGTCCAGTCAGGTGAAAATAAAAACAAGTTAGATAATTTTGCAGAAGATGGTGTAGTCCATAAAGCAATCATATTATACAAAAATCCTTTAGGATTATTAGCATTATCAATTGCTTTTTGTTGCCACTCCATAGCTAATTTGCTATGACTTTGACCACCAAACGCATCATTAGTATAAGCTGCTGCTGCTTGTTTTGCTTCTGCGTGGTTCATAGGTTTCCATTCGCCTAAATCTTTTCCACGAATTTTACTTAACACAGGCATTATTTTTCCAATACCTCTAGGTTTTGCCTGCATCATTCTGTCTTTAACAGTAAGATATACAAACATTTTTCCTATGTCGTGTGTTTTATCCCAAGTCCACTTATCAATAAAAGTTTGAGCCTTGTCCAAAGGAGGTGCATATTTTTCCATTAATCCTTTAACAGTATTATAACCTGCGTCTACATATTCACTTGCTTTAAGACCTAATCCAACACCTTCTTCTGCCATTTCTTTTAAAAGATTAGCACCAACAACTTCACCATATGCTTCTCTACCATGTATATTTTGTTGTGTTAATGGTTTACCATCTTTATCTCTACCAAAACTTTCAAACTCTCCTTTAGCTACTCTTCTAACTAAGTTAAATCTTTGTCTAGCAGCTTTACCTCTAGGCGTAACATTTAAAACTGCCGACATTCCTTCGGTTAGCATGCCTGCATATATGCCAGAAAATACTAAAGATTGTGCATGGAAAAAAGAAAAAGAAACTGCTACTCTTTTAAGTGCATTATTAACAAGTAACAATTTATTTACTAATCCTTCCGAACCTATTTCTGGTGCATAAAAATCATCAATAGATTTTTTCATTAATGGATGTATTAACTTACCTTTTAAAGCAGGATGGTTACTTGTTTGATATCCTAATTTATTTACAGCATATTCTTGTAAAGTCATTTCGCCTACATCAGCTACTTTAACAGTACGATTCATTTCTTTTGGTGTAATAATCATACTAAATGTATTCATACCATCTGCCATGCCAGTCATTTCTAACTGATTAGTTATGTTTTTACCTGCAATAGCTTTAGACATTGACCTAGTGTAAGCATCTAATATTTTAAAAACATCTGTTTCAATATTAGGATATTTTCCAGACTTATGTAATTCCTCAATATTTTTTAAAAGTTTTCTAGGGTTACTATATGTAGATGTATTATCTAAATTAGAACCTTTTTTATTTAATGCTTTAATAAAATTACTAATATCACCATCAGCAAGATTTTTATGTTTAAAAATATGTGTTACATAATCTTTAACAAATTGTCTATCACCAAATACACCTACTTTTTTAGCAACAATTTCAAAATCTTTCATTAAATCACGATAGGCTTCAATAGCATTTTGTACTTCTGGGTCTAATTTGTTTCTACCTTTTCTACCATAATCAATACCATCTATAACTTTACTACTTTTGCTAAAATTTTCTAAATAATTTAAAAATTCTAATGATGATACTTTTTGATTTTTTCCTTTTAAAACTTGATGCAATACTGCTACAGTTTTACCTGCTTGCATTTGTAAAGTTTTACTTACACCCTCACTTTCATTAACAACTTTATACATTCTCATTCTAACTTTAGCTTGAGATACATTTATACTAGGCGTAATTCTTCTTACTAACAATCCACCAGTTAATCCTAATAAACCACCTAAAGTTTTATCTTCATCTGCAATACCTAATCCTATAGCACCACCAATACCACCTGCCATTGCATATTGTTTAGCAGTAGGTTTAGGTAATTCTTTAAAAGTTTCTTTAAATATATGTGAAAAATCTTTTGCAGTTTTAACAACTGTACCTGCACCTTCTAGTGTTTCACCTAATTCTTTTTCTCTATTACTACCCCAATTTTTTTTGTATGGACTGTTTTTAGCTAAACCTTCTTTCTTTATAAAATCGGGATTTCTTTTTTCTAATCTTCTAGCTTCTTCTTTAGCTGCAATTGCACCTGCTTCATCTTTAGTATATTTTTGTGAACCATCTTTATTTTTTTCTAACAGTAATTTTTTTTGCCTCCACAATATATCTTTAGATGCTATGTTTTGAATTTGTCTAGCAGCTTGGTCTGATGATAAAATTACACCACTTTTTGTACCAACTGATGTATATTCATCCATCATTCTTCCATACGGAGAATCAAAATTATCTAATTCTTCTCTTACAAGTTGCTTAACTCTTTCTTGCCAATATGTTGCTTTTGTAAGATTATCTAAACCTTTAGGTAATACTGCTTTTTTTGGTATTTTTCTGGCAAAATCTGGATTAAAATTATCTGCGTTTGGGTCAATTGTTTTACCAGTAGCATCTGTTTTTGGAGTACTACCTTCTTCTTTAGGTGGCTCATATCTTTGTGTATCTTTATTAAAGACATAACCTTTGTTTTGTGCTTTAATTTCAGCTAGTTTTTCTTGCCAACCTTTTTCAAAACTTAATACACTTTTGCCTTTACTAGGATTTTTTGGAGTACCTGCACCTAAAGGAGTATCTGCTTTTTGCCATTTAAGATTTGGGTCTTGTAAAGAATATTTTAATTGTTGTATATGTTTAGCTGCATTTTCAGAAGTCATTTTATTTAATAACCAACTTTGTTTGCCAACATTTTTTGTAATGCCACCAAAAGCTGAACCTAACAAAGTTCCAAGTGCAACGCCTCTTTCTAAATTATCTGCATCAATGTGTCCTTTAAAGGTTAAATCATGTAATGCTTCATACACTCCACCATAAACTGCACCTTCAGTACCACGACCAATAACCGCTCTACCTCTATTGCCTTGTATAGCTTTTGATAATCCTTGTACATATTTAGGCTGTACTTTCATTGCCATTGTTGCCATTTGTGTTGCCCTTGCTGTAAGTTGTCCTGCCATAGCAGGTATTCTAAATAAACCTAACAACAACATCTCTGGGTCTTTAGCTACCATACCTGTAATTTGACCTGCCATATATCCTGTGTCAGTAAAAAGCATTTTACCCATTGCAGCCAAACCACTTAAAACACCTAACTCTTCTTCATCATATCCATATTTTTTTTGTACATCTGATATATCTCCATCCTCATTATCATAAGCATTGTACATATCAGCTCGGAAATTTTCCATAGAAAGAATATTAGACTCTCTGTCAGATTTTTCAACAGGTGTTAATTCTCTTAAACTTTCTATTTTTTTAAAGTATTCTTCAAGTGCTATTGAATCTGTGAATCCAACTAATCCACCCCACTCTTCAACTTCTCTTTCCATCCAAGCGTTTTTATTTTCATCATCTGTACGATTAATTTGTTTCCATGCTTCATACGCTATTGAATGAACATCATCAAAACCTTGTTGAAATCCACCAAGTTCATCATATTTAGGTGCTATGTTTTCATAGTACTCAAATGTAGCATCTATTTCTTCTGGTGTTTTACGAGAAGAAACAGCTACAAAGCCAAGACCAGGAATAAATTTACTAGACATTTATGCGAACCAAGTAGTTTCTACTGATTGTTGTACGCCTGTTGCATCAACAGGTACTTCTAAAGACGCACTTTGACTTGCTAAAAAATCTCTCCTTTTCTTTAATAGTTCAAGTTTAATTCTAATTAACTCACTAGCATTGCCTACTGAGTTTGCAATAAATCTTTCAAGTTGTGCTATGTCGTTTTCAACCGCAGTTACAGAAGCCATGTTTTCTATTTCCTTAGACATTTTTAAAACATCTGGTCTAGTCATATCAACATCTTCTATATCACCAGTTCTTTCGTTTCTAATTTGAACGCCAATTGTTTCACTTGTGTTTTCAACATTTGCACCCATCATAGATTTTTGTATTTGTTTTGCTAAATCTGCGTTACCATGTTTACTAATATATGCAAGAAATTCATTTGTCATTTGTAAATCATCATTTATTAATGTTGCTATATCATTTTTTGTTGACCCATTGTATTTATAAGAGTTACCCCATTGTGTAAACAAGTTTTCTAAATCTTTAATATAAGCATCTTTTTCAGCTTTATATGATTCATATGTTGAAAAACCATTTGTATCTTTCTTGTATGGTTGTACTAAATCTGTTCTGCCAATGTCAGTTAAATATTTATTAATAAAAGGTTTAGTAAGTACTTGTGTTTGTAAAGCACTTGTAAGACCTTTATACAAATCAGCAGTTGGTTGATTAGCTTTTATAGTAGCAGAATTTGCAGCAATTAAATTAGTTGCTTCTGTTCTTACTTTTTGTGCCATATCACCAAAACCATTCATTGCTAAATCATTAGCCAATGCCTGTAATTCTTCTGGTGTATCTGGATTAGGATGTTTTCTTTGCAACTCATCAAGTATTTTTTGCTTTTGCATTTCTGGACTTGCTAAATCATTTACTGCTGCTGCAAATGGATTACCCATTAAACCTTCAGTATATGCTGCCATTTGACCAATGCCATAACTACTTAATTGACCAACTCCTAGACCCTCTTTATACAATGCGTCATCTAAAACGCTCATTGTATCGAATCTATTTCCGAACATTCCTGCCATTATTATCTCCTATCCAAAAATTCCACCAAGCAAACCACCACTACCTAGTAATGAATCCCATATGCCTTTTTTCTGTTTAGCTTTACCCATAGACAAACCAGACTCTACTCCAAATATGTTTCTTGAAGCACCACTAACTCCTGCTACATTGCCTATTTTAATTGCTCCACCTTGATTTGTACCTGCTTGTATAAATGGTATTTGTTTTAAACCTAATGCTGTAGCTGTTGCTAAATCACCAGTTTCTCTGGCTCTTTCCATATCATATAATTGTTGTGATTGTGCAAAAGCGTTATTAAATGCTTCTGTATCTGCTGCTGCTATTGAATCTTCAACGCTACCATATAACTCTGAACCTCCTGTAGAACCTAACATGCCTTTAGCATTAAGAGATTCCATAGTTTCATTTCTTAAAGCATCAGCCTCACCTGCACGAAGGTCTGCGTTTTGATTGTATAAGTACATTTGCATAGCATATGGGTCGCCTTCCATAGCTGCAAGTCTATCACCTGCTGCTCTACTTCTTCCTAATATAGTATTAAATCTTTCTTGTAACTCTGGAGATAACCTCTCAGTTATCATTTTGTTTTTGTAATCTATATCAGTAGTACCTAGAGTATTATCAGAAGAATATCCTGCTGACATTTCTCCAATTTTATCCATGATACCCATTTGTCTATCATATTCTTCTTGTGCTAGTCGGCTCATATCACCACTACCACCACCACCCATAGGAAATGGAAATGACATACCTGTTTTTTGACCACCACCACCTTTATTAAGTGGGCTATTCATTATTCCGCCTTTAGCGTATCTTGTAGGAACAAAGCCTTTTTCCTTTGGCATTGTTCTTTTGTATGCTGATTGTTCGTATGCCATTCTATTCTCCTATGCTGTTCTTCGCCACATATATACTACGATATATGGTTGTACAATGTCGTGTGTGTGTGCTCCACCCCCGCCTACTGGTCTTACTGAATTTGTATCTGTATTAATCGGGCCAGCTTGTGTTGCTGCTGATACACTTGTAATATCATCTCCACCAGAGCCTCTAGTATATAAATCGTGGTCGTGTGAAGGTATTTCTGCAACTGTAAGTGTATGACTATCAGTTTTAGAGCCACCAGTTTCTAATACAGTATCAAAATCTGTATCACTAGAGTCAATACCTACCATTACTTTACCTTCACCAAATGCTGTCCAAGTGCCAACTCCAAGTAAAGTAGCAGGGTTAGTAGATACTACTGATGTATATATTGAACCTACTGGATATGCGTGTGCATTAATTGTAGCTTGGTCAACTGCTGCAACTGCTGTTGCAACAAAAGCTGTAGTTGCCAATCTAGTAGAATTATTTCCTGCTGATTGTGTAGGAGCAGTAACATTACCTGCTATTGTTCCATTATTCATAGCAAAATCTTCGCCAGAATCTCCGTTTAAATCAGCTTTAGAATTAACTGCTGTTCTTATTGTTGTAAACTCAGTATTAAAATCAGTACCAGATATAACTTTAGCAGCATCGCTGTCTGAAAGTGCATCTTTACCTGACCAATTGACTGCTATAGTATAATTACTCATCTTATTTTCCCTTGTTTAGAAATTATTGCCAAGTCTTGTATCGAAGTGTTATATCCATTACTTAAAATAGATATGTTAAGTTTTAAATGTTTAGCACTACCTGTTAATGGTGTTGTATATTCTTGCAAACCATATATAGGAGTAAATTTAGAAGCACCATACAATGATGTAGATGCTCCCCATAAAGCTGTTGTACCACTTGTAGCAGGTTGTAATGCTATTTCAGTTGTTGCAGATGAACTAATACTGTAATCTTTGTACCATCTTAATCCTAATGTAGCACCACTACCACCTTCTAAAACCAATATCATTCTTTTTAATAAAGAAGCAGTAACTCTTTCGCCCATTCTAATCCATATACTAGATATATCAGCATTGATAGGAGAATTAGTATAACTAGCTGCCGAACTAACCCAAGCCAAATCTGTATCAAAATATCCTTCATAACCTGCTATACCACCATCTTTTTGTCCTGCTATTAAACCTGCATACAATACAGACTGTATCATACAAGAAGGTTCTCGGTCATTATCAAATGTCCAAGTTGTTACTCGAGGTGTACCTGCGGGTGTAGCATGTTTAAAATCAAATACATATGTAATATTTTTATCAGTAAAAGTCATAATATATATGCCTTCGTTTTCTAAATATACTGATTTAACATTTGTACTAACTGCAATATTTCTTATTAATGTATCTTTAATAGCTAAAGATAAATCTTGCATAGGCAATTTATCTTTTTCTGTTGTACGAGCTAATGACCTTAATCCTGTTTCTGACAAAAAAACTAAATCATCAGCAATAGCTTGTACACTATCTCTTGCTACACATCCTACTCCTCTTATAACTTCATTAAGTGCTAGTGTTCCACCCGACTCTGGGTTGTCATACAACACAATATTGTTTTTACCAAATATAACTAATTGCCCATAAAAAGGTGCAATAGCTACAATTTCGTCATTTCCCCATACTGTTTTTAAATCAATTAATCCAGAACCAGTACCAGTCCAATCATCTCCATCTAACAAAACAGAGTAATAAACTACATCTGGTGCTTCTGTAACGCCACCTACCCACAACTTTCCGTATGCACCCATACCACAGCTAGGGTCAAATAGTGTACTTATAGACGCAGGGTCAGTTGCATGTGCTGCCCATCTTGAACCCGAACTTTGTGCACCATCATATCTTTGTGGTACTACTCCTGTGTGTAAACAATGTAATCTTTTATTGAAATTAATAAATTGCCAATTGCCTGTGCTGTTAGCAACAGTATGCTTGACATCAGCACCACTACTAGGAAAGGCAGCATTAGGAGTTGTAAAATCCACTGTGTAAATAGAAGTGCCATAACTAGCAAATATTTTATTTGTTCCAGAATCATTATGCTCCACCATAGAACCTATAGCTGTACCAGTAGGAACTACTTTTTGTTTTAAACCTTTTCTAAAAGATATTCTACCCGACTCTCTCATAACTACATTATTAGCAGTTGTAAGATATGATGGGTCTAATGTAGCAGGATTACTTTGTGTATTTAATCCATTTACACCAAAATTATCTAAAGGTAAATATTCTAAATTTTTAGCCATTATCTAAAATTAACTGTTCCATGAGAATGATTTTCATTTACATACCAATCTGTTTCATATTGAGCATTTCCGCTATCTAATATAATTGCTTGTTTAAGTGCTTCTCCAGTTTCTTGTGCCATAAGACTTGATTGTGTACCGCCATCTTCACCACGCTCAGATATTGCTCTAGCCCATGCACCAAGTATAACTGGTTTACTTGGTATTTTTAAAACTGTTGCAGCTAAAGTTAATTCACTTTGTGGTTTAACAATATCAAAAGATAATGTGTGTGCTTCTGTAGGTACTGGCGATAAATCTATTTTTAAATTATTAGAACTATCACTACCATTAAAAGCATAATATAAAGGCTCGCCTGTATCATCAGTAGGATATTTAATTGTGTTAATATAATTTCTACTAACTTGATGTAAGTGCATACCAGTATTATTATTTATAACATCTAATATTTTTATTTCCTGCCCAGAACTTAAGTTGTAATTTTTTGTACCTGCTACTGTAGTAATGTCTACTGTTTCTCTTAAATTTAACCAATCATGATATCCTTCAACATTTCTTTTACTATCATTAATCAAAGCACCTATAGTTTTTTGATACGCTGATATTGTATTAGAATCATTTATTGCACCAGACCAATCGCTAGATATAGTATCTTCTCTAAGTCTTATTAGTACTTGATTTATTAATTCTCTATATGTCATATACTATCCTTTAATTATTTTTCCCCAAACTGAACATCTACCGTTTACTATATCT